TAAGAACATTTTAAGGTTATTGGGATTATTAAGATTTAAGGCCTTAAAATTGTTTTTAAGAACATTTTAAGGTTATTGGGATTATTAAGATTTAAGGCCTTAAAATTGTTTTTAAGAACATTTTAAGATTATTGGAATTATTAAAATTGTAGGCCAAAAATTGTTTTTTAAGAACATTTTAAGATTATTGGGATTATTAAGATTTGAAGGTGGGCAAAGCATCATGGATAATCTAGGTTATTGGGATTATTAAGATTTAAGGCCTTAAAAAGTGATTGAGGCCATTTTGGGTGATTCAGGCCATTATCACCTTTGAGGCCATTTTGGGTGAGTTTGGGATTATTAAGATTATTAAGATTTTAAGATGGGCATAGCATTCTTGATTGTTGGGCTTATTGAGATTTGAAGTCTTGAGAATTGGAAATGGAAATTGGAAATTGTAAAGGGAAATTGGAAAAAGAAAGTAAAAGTATAAACCAATCTCGACCACTATTTGGACCGAAGAAAATTGATTCTTTAGCTTTTGATTATTAAGATTATTATTCTTATTATTACAATCGGGACTATTAAGATTATTTTTCAAATATGGAAAAATTAAATTACTGTTCTACCCTTACGCCTTACGTCCTTTTTTCCAATTTCCAGCTTTTTAACTCCACCTGCATTTTTTTAGGGGGGCCTCCGCTCTCTCTGCTCGCTACACTCGCTTCGCTCGTTCCACTCCCTCCGCTCGTTACGACGCCGCTAGGCGTTACCGCCAGCGACGAGCGCGAGACGCTGCTGCTAGCGACGAGCTATAACACTCTGCCGGAAAACACAATTTGCAATCTGCCTGCGACTTTATACTCCGCTAGGAGGCCGCTACCGGGTACAATTACATTGTGGCTGCTGCCAGTTGCCGGTGGAGACAGGGTAGTTGGCAACTGGCTCTGAAAACAACAGGACACAACACAAAGGACAAGAGAAATGGTAATCACCGGAGTAAGTCGCATTTCAATCGCTATCACAGGAACCAAAGCACTCGACCTCAGTGTCCCGAAGGACTTCTTCCAGCCGGCAAGTGGAATGGAAAATGTCTACGGGGCTGGTGGGAATGCGGCAGATATACACTGGTCCGATTCCGGTATTTTGACATATGGCAACTTCGTCGGAATAGACCTTGTCGGCAGCGCGCCAATTGTTGACGCTTTCGGCGACGAACTTGCTTTTTCCAAGATCAAGTTACTCTACATCAAGAACCGCGGGACATTGGCCACCCTATTAGTCGGCGGTGGTGCGTCGGCTTGGCAAGGCTGGCTGGTCGGTGTCGGTGACATTGTCAAGGTTCCTGCTGGAGGGCGACTTCTGATTGAAGCCCCACTTGTTGGTTACGACATTGGTGTCGGTGAAGACACACTGCGGCTGGCACACGCAGCAGATAACGCCTCTCCGATCACCTACGACATCTACGTCCTCGGGATACATGTCTAATGGCTATACTCGGTCCACACAACAAGTACGAGAAATTAAACGCAGCTAGCGAAAGAGGCCGTCGCAAGCCGCGGATGACGCAAACGCGTCTCATCAAAGAGCGGCTCCTCGCTGCGTTCCACGAACTTGGCGGCCTTAAGGGCCTAGTCCGTTGGGCGAGACTGAGCGATGAGAACCGGCGTTTTGTCTATGGCTCTATTTTCAAGCAAATCCCGGTGGAGCAGCACATTGCCTCCGATAACAAATTAACCGTTAGGTTGATTTCGGCGGTCCCCCGTCCTCCGGCACGGCTCGCTCTTCCAGCCCAGCCGGAAACGCGATTCATTGAATCGAAAGCAATCGCGTTGCCGGATTTGAAAATCGCAACTCCAGGCGGCGAAGAAGTCACACTGTCCGGCGGGCGCCGCTTTAGAAAAAAGAAAGAACTGCAAGCTGCCGCACAAGTTGCCGCGCAAGCTACGCACGTCGCTGGGAGAACTGCATGAGCCCGACGATGTACAAAGCCGCCGGAAAGGGCGTAGAATCTGGGACAACATTGGACCTGACAAAACGGTACACACCGTATCCAAAGCAACAGTTGGCACATCGAGCTCCCGAACGTTATGTCCTTTTCGGCGGCGGCATGCGCGCCGGCAAATCAGTTTGGTTTGTTAACGAGGCAATTCAACTTTGCCTAGAGTACCCTGGGAACGTCGGATTCATTTGTCGCTACGAACTTACCTCTTTACAGAGAACCACGCTGGTGACACTTGGCCAGTTTCTTGATCCCAGGTTGATTAGTACCTGGCACAAGACGGAACACTACATCGAATTTATTAATGGGTCAATTTTGTACTACGGCGGAGTAAAGCCGACACAGGTCGAAAAGCCGTATGAGCGCATCAAGTCGTTTACTCTCGGGTTCTTCGGGATTGAAGAAGCTACCGAGGTTACGGAGGATATCTTCCTTTTGCTGATGTCGAGACTTGACCTCGTGCTTCCAGACGGTACGCGTCCATACTACCGCGGGTTGTTGACGGCTAATCCCGAGCCCGGTTGGGTTAGGGACCGCTTTATCGCTGAAAACATTCCAGACCACCGGTTTGTGCAAGCACTGCCATCGGATAATTTGGCGTTGCCAGCAGACTACATTGCCGGCCTCCGTCGGAACTACCCGGCGGACTGGGTCAATCGGTACTTGGAGGGCAACTGGGATGAAACAGAATCCGGTAATGAAATTGCTTCCGCTCTCTGGGTAACGCGGGCAATGGAAAAGAAAAGCGGCGGCAACATAAAACACAAGGGCCCCCGAGTAATGTCTGTCGATGTGGCGCGCTCTGGAGCCAACCAAACAGTCATCGGAAAACGGCGGGGTAATTGGGTCTACCAGTTCCAGAAGTTTCCGAGGGGGAACACGATGGAAGTCGTTGCAGATGTTGCTGCAACAGCCAATAGTTTTCACCCGTCAATCATCGTTGTCGATTCTCTCGGAGTAGGTGCCGGTGTCTATGACCGATTGGATGAACTCGGTTATCCGGTAGAGGAATTCAAGGGCGGCAACACGCCGTATGACGCCTACAAGTTCTTCAATCGCAGAGCTGAAGGGTACTGGGCCATACGTCTCCGCTTGGAACAAGACAAAATGCGGTTGCCGAATGATAGCAATCTCAAGAAACAACTAACATCGATTAAGTACCTAATACGCAGTGACAAGACAACACAGATTGAATCGAAGAAAGATTTGAAAAAGCGCGGGATAAAGAGCCCGGATGAAGCTGACGCTCTGATGATGCTGTTTGCCTCCGCCGGAATGCTTTCCCGTATTCAATTTGTCTAGTTAATTTCCACAAGGAGCATGACAGTGGGTAAGTTAACGAGAAAGAGTGCTCGTATAACAACTGCCGGAGAACTCGAATCAACAAGGAAAACGCAAATAGCGATTGCCAAGCGGTCGCAGACTCTCCCAGTGATTATCGGAAGCTTGTTTGGCGGAACGGAGATCGCACCGCCGCAAGATGCTGCGGAGTACATCGCGCTTTACCAGTCAGTAGTGTGGGTATACAGCTGTGTCTTCGCTATTGCATCGACTGGTTCCGGTATACCGATACATCTTTATCGTCGGGTGAAAACCGGTAAAGAAGAGTTAATGGACCACGACCTGTTGACTCTTCTTGATCGACCGAATCCGAATATGTCGTGGCGTGATCTCATAGAAGCCTCCCTGATCTACCTCGAACTGTGCGGAGAGGTTTACTGGGAAATCGTATACAATCGGTTGCGCATTCCGGCGGAGATTTGGCCGTTGAGGCCGTCAAGGATGTCGATAAATACGTCGAAGGACCGCAAAAGGATCACGTCGTACACGTTTAAGATTGGAACCTACAAGTGTAAGTTTCTCCCGCGGAGCATCATACACTTCCGTTATTTCAACCCGAACAATGACTGGCACGGTCAGTCCAGTATTCAAGCTGCCACCGAGACAATTCTCACTGAACAGTATGCAGCGTCTTACAACAAGGACTTCTTTCAACACGGTGGCACCCCCACAGGGGTACTTGAAACCGACTTTCCGTTGAGTCGCGGGGAACTTAAGCGCCTTCGTTCTGACTGGCGACGCTGGTTCACCGGGCCTTCCGGTTCCCACCAGACCCCCATACTTCCTCGCGGCATGAAGTATTCTCCTGTTGCACTAAGCACAAAGGACATGGAACTGCTCCTTCTGCGTCGTCTCAACCGCGAGGAGATTCTCAGCGTGTTTGGGGTACCGCCGGTAAAAGTCGGTCTACTGGACTACGCCAAGTTCGCGAACTACGAGCTGCAAGAAACTGCGTTCCATCGCGATACGATGGTGCCTAAGCTCCTCATGATTCGCGACGTTCTCAACCGCGAGCTTATTCCGAAGTTTAGGGACAACTCACTGATTTTCGGCTATGAGCTGGACGCCTTTCTCCAGGGTGACCCCGTCAAGATGAGCCGCATGCACAACGCCGATATACAGCATGGGGTGCTCACTCCGAATGAGGTTAGAAAGTTCAAGGGTCTCAAGCCGTACAAGGATGGCGACCAGTTTTACATCTCCAAGCAGTTGACAACAATCCCGATGTCACCGGTAGTGGCTGCTAGCGGTACCGGTTTGCCGCCGAATGTAAGAAACGAGGAAACTGCCGGCAAGAACGGGAACACAGACGAAGATACCGCAAACAAGAACTTGGCCAAGCGGACTGAGAATAATGTACGCGTGTTGACACGGCGTAGGAAGCGAAATAAAAGGACAAAGGCCGATGCACATTGAAGACATTGAGCGCGACAACCTGAAGACGTTGAGCGACAAAGACCTCTTTTCTGTTAGACTGCGATTCATTCAGGTTTGGAACAAGAATTTCCGCAAGAGCATCGGGATCCCGCTAGTGGGCGGTCTCTCGCGGTCCGAAATACTTGACCGCTATGAATTGGTAGCGAAGGAGCTGTCAGCAAGGGGTCTATCAGTCAAAAGAAGAGGCTCAATCGATCTGTCGCTGTTCCACAAGACAATGGTTGGGATAGACGTACCAGCCTTCGGCGACGTCACACTAGTACCGGATTACATCTCAATCTGTGGCGAGTTCTTTTCTCAACCAGATGAGGCCGGTGTCGTAGACATCGTCGTAAAGAGTCAGCACGAGAATCCCGGAATGGAAATAAAGGTCTCCAAATCAATTCGCAGCCAAGTAGAGAAAAAGACCGCCTTCATGTATAATCCAACCGGTCCGTACTCTCCGCACATCCCGGTATTTGACCTGGTCCTCCGAGCAAAATCACGCACCGGTAAAATCGACCGGCCGGACGGTTTTGAAGCAGATGAACAGTTCCGCCACTATAAGGAACTTGAAGAGTGGACACTGTCGCGAATCCACGATGGGGCTGCGTTGTCGAAGGCCGTCAAGGGATTCAACCCGGTAACGGTATTGGTAGTTGGTTGCGGTCCGGGTCGCATTTTCCCGATTCTGCGATCGGTTTCCGCAAGTGAGGTAGTAGGCACCGACAACAACATTGTCGCAGTTGAAATGGCAAAACAAAAGGGACTCAAGGTTTCTCTTGGATTCATAGAAGAGCTCGGTTTCCAAGACAACTCCTTCGACGTCGTCGTAGCTGAGCACTCTCTTGTTCGCGCCAAGGACCGTGGGAAGGCGTTGGCAGAGATGATGAGAGTCGCCAAGTCCGGTGTCGTGGCCGTCACGGAAGTGGTAGAAGGGGACGACGTTGGCTGCGAAGTCGGGCTATCTGACGGGGAACTGAAGGAACTGGATGCCGCCACTTATACGGTGTCCAATCTATTCAACGGCAACGCTCTAATCGTTGGTAAAAAAAAGAGCGCTGCAGGAAACAAAGAATTCGACCTTGTTATGAAGCCGTTCCCAAACGAACATGCTGCCAGGCAGAATCCGCCGAGCAAGTACGTAAGATTCCGACGTGAGAACAACAAATTCGGTCCCGGTATTCACGTCATCTGGGGTATAACGAGCGACCAGAAAACTGAGATCCAATCAATACGGTTTTCTGCCAGTAAGTTCACACCGGAACAAGCGAGAAAGTGGCTCAAGGAACACAAGTACAAAACTAATCTGGAAGTCGCGACAAAGAAATCGACCTCCAGCGAACTCCGGTTCGAGATACAGAAGTCGAATAGCGCACAACACATTGTCAGCGGGATAGTATACGCTCCCAATGAAGTAGACTCTCACGGAGAGTATGCCACAGCGGAAGCTATTACTGAGGGAATGCTCAGCTTTATGGAGAGTACACAGCTCATCCGATTGAATCACGAGGAGCCACTAAATTGTTGCGTTCTGGAATGTTTCCAAGCCGGCGAAGACACGCATAAAGAGGGCACTCTTATTCCGGCAGGTGCGTGGTGGCTGTCAGTCCGCGTTCGTGACCCTGACGTGTGGCAGGCCATTATCGACGAAGAAATCACCGGATTCTCTATGGCCGGTTTGGCTTCAAGATCGGAATAAATGTTTTGATTTCCGTCGGAATAAAATGTTTCAATTTTCCAGTGACTTTTTTGTTTCCAATGAACTCTCCCGGAGTATAATTATATAGCGTCGGGCGATCAAACGATGCGTTCTGACCGCAAGAGAAGGGCTTCCTCGAACTCCAAACATTTTAACGAAAAGATTAAGAATGGCAAAGATTCCGAAAAAGCCCGTTGAAATGGAACACATGTTTGTCTGGGAAGTTTCTCTTGTTGACGAACCTGCTTCAAATCGACATTTCAGTGTAATAAAAAGGAAAGGTAACAAAATGAACGAGGAACTGGTAAAAGGCCTGACTGAACTCTGCGGAGACGATGCTCCGGAGGATTTTGTCGAGAGAATGGAAAAAGCTGATGTTCCCAAGACTGAACAGTCATCGTTGAAGAAGGCTGTCAGAGTCTTGTGCAAGTACTTCGGCGACTTCCCTGACAATCTCCAAAAGGCGATCGGGGTCCTGACCAAAGCTGCCGGCGACGGCTTCGTGATGCCGACAGGCAAAAAGTCCACAACTGTGAAACTCTCGGACGAAGACAGAGAGCAACTTTCTGAGATCAGCGAAGCCCTTGAAGGCTTGGAGAAGAAGCTCGAGAAGAGCGCTTTGTCCGGGACCAAGGGGAAGAAGCAAAGGGTGACGAAGAAGTTGAAGGTCGTTAAGAAAGCAAAACGCTCTCTCGACGACGACCGAATCTCACTAACTCGGAAAGAGCTCGACGAACTCATTGACTCCGCCGTAGACAATACTCTGGACGACCTCGGTCTTCTGGAGAAGTCAGCCGACGACAGTGAGGATGAGGAAGAGTCGCTGGAAGACCTCGAAGACGAGGAGGCCGCCAGCGAAGAGTCCGAAGAGGAAGACGAAGACGAAGAGGAAGAGGTTAAAACCTAATCCGCAACTGAATGATCGGATGTAAGAATGCCAAGACCATTGTTAAGAGCCGCAAGAAAGGCAAGAAACAAGCGCCAAAAGAGGCTGTCTGCCTATGTCTCTGGCCGCGTTGAAAAACGGCTTGCTCCGAGCAAGCGAGCGAAGTCGATGCGCAAGTCACGTGGGGGTTCCAGTTCCGATGCCCCGTGGCGTGGCCCATCGATAAACAAGATCAAAAACTATTTCTCGATCGCCAAGTACATTCGCGGGGTAAAATCCGGCGACTGGTCAGATGCGAAGCTCGAGAAGTGGTTTTTCAGGAAGGCACTGTCCTCGCAGACGTTGGGCACCGGCGGCGTCCTGGTTCCGCCGGAAGTTTCCTCCGGTTTCATCGGATTGCTGCGAGCGAAGGCCGTGGTCCGCGGGTTGAACCCGTCGACGTACAACATGAAGGGCGACACGCTCCTCATCGGTGGGCAGGCCACCGGCGCGACGGTTACGTGGGTAGCCGAAGGCACCGACGCTACGTCCGTCCAGTCACAACCGACGTTCAAGCAGAACCAGCTCGTTCTGAAAGAGGCCCTTGGCCTTGTTCCGATTCAGAACTCTCTGCTGAGAGACGCTTCGCCGGCTGCTGACGACATCATCAAGAGGGACCTCGTAACGGCCTGTCAACTGGCTGAAGATCTCGTGTTCATCCAGGGAGCTGGCGGCACGCAGCCGCTTGGCATCCTGAACGATGCCCGTATCTCCACGACCATTCTCGGCGGCGGAAACGGCGCTCAGCCGACCTACGACGACCTGCTGGACGCCATGAGCGTCATCGAACTGGCTAATGGAACGTATACCGGATGGGTCTTCAACCCGAGGACGAAGAACACCCTCAGGCAGTTGAAAGACGGCGCCGGACGGTATCTGTTGGAGCTCGGGAACCTTGCCAAGGGTATCGACGATGCCCTGCTTGGCTTCCCAGTTCGATGGACTACCCAGATTCCGACGAACAGAACGTGCGGAGTAGGCACCTCCTGCTCCTACGGCATCCTCGGAAACTGGACTGAGTTCCTGATCGGCCAGAAGGACTCGATCGAGATCGTCGCCACTGACGTTGGCGGAGACTCTTTCAAGTATGACCAGACCTGGGTCCGTGCGATCATGCGCGTCGATTGCATAGTCCGCCAGCCGGCGGAGTTCGACATCATCGACGGGATCAAGGTCTAATAGCCAACATAAACACCTAACCGAAAAAAGGTTATTGGAATGTACGAACTTGGCGAAATTCTCAAATTGCATCCAGGCGCGCTTCCGGCAGCCGATTCAGGAATCATCGGATTCGACAACGACTCCGTGGTTTTTGTGGATGCTCGTAAATACGAGCGATTCCTCGGCATCGGAATTTGCGGGACCATCACGAACACGAAGATCATGACAGTCACGCTGTTGCAAGCAACATCTGCTGCAGGGGCCGGTGCTAAGGCACTCGGCACTGCCGGAACCTTCACCGCAACTGCAACAGTCACCGACGGAGTGGCCGTAGCGGATGCCCGTGCAGAAGAGTTGGACACTGCCGGCGGGTTCTACTTCGTCGGCGTCAGACTCGAAATCGACGAGGCAAACAAGGCGCTTGCTTCCTGTGTCGCTTTCGGCATGGCGAAGCAATCACCGGTGTAATAGGAAGGTGGCGACAGGGCAGGCAGGCATCTTTAGGTGCTTCCGGCGTTTCCTCCCTTAGATGCCTGCCGCTCATTGCTAGTTTTCTACGACAGAAGAAAGGAAAATGTTAATGCTACGATTCCCAGACAGATTAGACCGAGGTCCGACAACGGTCTCCGAGAGGAACCCGTCAGACCTCCAGGCCGATATGTATGGGTCTTTGGTGAGAGGCCCGAGAGCTTTCCATGTCGGATTGCAGAATGCCCGTGACTGGTATCACTACGGCGACGACTTTGCCCACTTCACAGCGGCAGATTGGGCGATCACCAAGAATGGTACCGGCGGTGGCACAGTGGCACTTGCCAACCTTGCCAACGGGGTACTGAAGCTGACGACAGATGCCACTGCTGACGACGACGACATCAACTTCCAATGTAATAACGAGTCTGTTTTGTTCCGTGCCGGTTATCCGGTGTGGTTCGAAGCAGGAGTGGCAGTCGACGATATCTCGTTATGTGCTCTGTTTGTCGGGTTGAACGTCACAGACACGGCCATCATGACAGGAAGGCAAGACAGTGCCGGTTTCTTCAAGGCCGACACCACTGGCAATGCTCTAGTCGGCTTCGTCTCCGACAAGGATGCAGCAGCTACCACCGTTGCCGCTGCGGCCACAATGGAAGACGGGATATTCATCGATCTCGCTTTCGGTTGGGACGGTGTCTCTATCCTAGTTCCGTACGTCAACGGAGTCAAGGGTACGCCGGTAACTACCAACATCAACGACGACGAACCGATGGCAGTCTCTTTCGCAATCCAAAACGACAGCGTTGCGTCGAGGTACATGTACATCGATTACTTCGACGTTTGGCAGCTGCGATAAGAACTGCCAGAAACCAAGAAAAAGAAAGAAAGGTATAAATAATGGCCAGAGCACTCTCAACACGACTTGGCCTACGCTTCACGTGCGAGTACATTGATCCAATCGATCTGTCGACGCCGACGGATTCGATGGACTACTCGCTTTCACAAGCACTGGCTACCGGAACCGGTGCAAACAAGGCTGACCGGCTGTTCCATGATTCCTACTCCGTTGTCAATACGACGCAAAGTATTGACCTTGCTACCATAACGGATGCCTTCGGCCAGACTCTTGTTCTGGTGAAGTGCAACGGAGTCCTGGTTGTAAACAAAAACACTACCGCCGGGCAATACATCACAATTGACCCAACGGTGGCGAACTCACTCGACTTCGGCCTCACCGGACTCGTCGACGACAATGTCGAGATCCAAATCGATCCGCTTGGATGCTTCCTGATCTGGAGTCCTGTCGACAAGATTGTAATTGACGGCACTCACAAGATCATCGGACTGGATTCAACCGGTTCCGGTGCGACAGTCGCAGTCGACGTAATCGTTATTGGCGCCACTGCATAAGGGCAACACGCCGGATACGTCCGGCAAGAAAGGACCTAACATGAAGGTACGAGTAAAGCCAACCAAGTTCATCCGGTACAGAGGCAGTCTGTACACCGCTGGAGACACGTTTGAGCTCCGTGACAAGCACTGGGACCCAGACGGGGTCGGCCAAATGGTCGAGCTGGTAAAATCAGACAAGTCGAAGAGTACTTCGACGGTGGAAGTGAAAACGACGCCGCCAGAAACGACAACGAACGTGTCTGTCGGAAGAAAGGCCAACAAAAAGATCGCTAAGAGGAGGGCAGTAAGAGAATGAGTTGGCAAGGAAAAATAGTAAAGACTGTCGAAGTCGCCGGGACAACTGAGATAGGCACTGTGGAAGTTGAGGATGGAGCCTCTCGGATGGCAGTAGAGGTTGCAAACGGCGGCACCGGTGCACTTGACGCATTCTCAGTCGAGGTTCAGGCACACCCCGACGGGGTATTCAAAGAATACGTCAACGCTGCTGCCGATTTTACTGCTGGGACATACAAGTTTCCGGTAGTAGGGTCAAGCGGCAGTCCGGTAACGCTTGCCAACGCAGCGTCAGTAGTCTTTGTTCTCGACGTCAAGGGAATGCACGCCGTGAAGTTCGTAGGCTCCGGGAATGGCACTACGTCTGCAATATCGCTTTACTGGCATTCACGGTGATCGATGGATTGCAGGACGCTGACAACAGTTGTGTGGAAGAAACAGACATTAAGGTCTTACGATGACAACGATAGAAACAGGCAACTGGTCGTTCAAAGATCCGCCGTTCAAAGACGGCGACGTCGTTGAATCGTGCAACTGTTCCCAACTTTACCCTAATACCGAGATTTGTAATGACGTTAGGAACCTAACCATTCATGGGGGCAACTTCGTCAATTGCAAGCAGCAACCAACATGGACCGTTACCGGTGGAAACTGGGCGCAGGTGTCACGTTGCTCTCACGTAAATTCCTGGTTGGTAGAGCGCGGTCTGCCTGTCTGTGCGGAGAATTGCAAGCATCGTGTGGGCGACACGAAGCAATGGGTCGAGATAGACGAAGAAGAGTACCGCAAGGAGAATAACTCAACTTCACAAAAAAGACCAAATGTGAAGATTGAAAAGGTAGAAGACGCCGATGGCGTAACGATTCAGAAGTTCCAGAAGGAAGTTTTCGTTTACGCCGAGACAGTGGTAAAGTAAAATGGCCAGTACCTATTATGTTGACGATGGACAGAATGTAGGGGGTGGCGGTGATGTTGGCACATCGGCAAACCCCTGGTTAAACACATCCGGTCTGCAATTGGCTTTCGACACAGCAATTGCTGGTGACACAGTGTACATCCGCGGCACGTACATGCTCAATAACACCGGAAATGATGATAGGGGCGTCGGCGCTGTTACCATAAATGTTGACATCAATGTCGGCGACTCGGCTCTGGGAACACCAATTACGTACATCGGCATCGAGGCTGGAGATAGTTGGGTTGAAAACGGTACACGCACTAAGTTAGACGGTGGAGGAGCTGGTGGGGCAGTCAACTGCTTGTCGTTTGACTCAATGTACGACCTCACATTTCGCAACTTCGAATTAGATCGTTCAATAGGCAGCAACGCGGTTTGCATAACTAATCATGCATACGGAATAGCCTTTATCAATTGTTATTCTCATGATGCTGTTATCAGCGGTTGGGGTGACAGTATTGCTGGATTAAAGAGGTTTTACGACAGCATATTTTTCGGTTGCCAAGCTAACGGGAACGCATTTGGGTATACCTCGACCGGCCGATGCATGTTTATTGGTTGTTCTGCAATCGACAATTCCGCCTATGGCTTTTTTCCAACTTCAGGTCCATCAGCTCATATAGTGTGTCTTGCACATGATTGTGGCACGGCTGGGTTCAGACTGGCTCCTTGTCAGGTAGCTGCGTTCTGTGTGATGGACGGTCAGCAGTACGGTTTGTATGGTACTGATGGACCTATTCTGGCGTTTGGCAACCGGTTAACAAACAACACAACTAGAGCCATCTACATGGACACGGCGTACATTATCGACCTGTTCAACTACTTTGCCGGCAACACTGGAATATCTGTCGGTGTCAAGCTTGCCTCGTTGTACAAAGGGGTTAACACCGAGGTAATAGGCGCGACTGACGGCTATGAAGACAAAGTAAACCACAAGTTCGGACTGTTGCTTGGTGCAGGTGAATTGCGAAGCGAAGTTGCGATGGATGACGCCGGCAATAACGTACTCCGCTTTGCTCGTGGACTACCGAGTATGTGGCTGCCGAGGATTGGTAAGGCAGGAGGCAAACAATGATAGTCGCCAAGAACGCAACAAACCAATCTGCATACTTTAACCTCCAGGATGGTGTGACTGGCGGCACGTGGGCAACGAACCCAAGCCCCACTACCGACTTTAACGTGATCTATCAGCGGGACCAGGCTGCCCAGGTATTAACTGGTTGTCCGGCTCTTCTGGCTGCTGCCAATTCGGCGCACGAAGACAACAAGATCTTTAATTGCGGCAACGGTCTGTGGCGCGTAGACTTTCCCGATGCTGCCTTTGCTACCGGTGTTGACCACGTTCAATTGATGGTGACTGAAGACAATGTCCTGTTTCTACCTGCAGTGGTTGAATGTGATCTAAGTCCGCATGTTGAAGCTGATAGCGGCACAATAACCACTTTAACAAATCTTCCTGCCGCACCGCCAGATTGGATTGATGCAGCGAGTGTTGAAGCTGCTACTGTAACAAAAATCCAGAGTGGGTTAGCCACGCCAACCAATATTACTGCGGCAACTGGCATAGTTGTATCTGGTCTGGCAGCGGCTTCTGCTGCCAAACTTGACGATCTTCTTGATGGGACTGGCGGAATTACACTCCATGGCGCTCTCGCTGGACGAACTCACGACTCCGCAATCGCCGGTAATACGTGGTTCGTTGACGGCACCAACGGTAACGCCGCCTATTCGGGCAAATCGCCGATTGACGCAAAAGCCACCATAGCCCAAGCCATAACGCTTGCCGCGAGTGGTGATACTATGATGATAGCAGCGGGAACATATGCTGAGAGTACGGATCTCAAAGCAGCTACAAAGTCACTACGACTGATTGGGGCTGGGATTGGTGTCACAAATATAACTGGTGACGGTATAAACGAACTTTTCAATTGTTACGATGACTGTGAAATTGGGTGCATGTCCATAACATCAGCGACCAGAATCGGTATATTTGCCGCCGAAACTGACGCGCGAAAGAACATATTTATCCATGACTGCGACATCGATGTCTCGCAAGACGGGATACGTGATACAGGCGGTATCACAAATATGCGCATCGAAAACTGTCGTGTTAAGTGTGACTATGATGGAATTGCAATTGAAGCCGGGAACTGGTTGATTCGGAACTGCTGGCTTGAGAGTGACGGGTCCTATGGTGGTGCAAATCACTGTCGTCCAATCTCTATAGTAGGAGGTAATCCTATTGTAGTAGTCGAAAACACAAAACTGTGGGCTGATAAAGCGGTTGCCGGTGCTGAGATAATCGCCCCGTTGTATGCTGAGCGGGGTTGTATTATACTGCGCAACTGTGATCTGTATGGCAGGGGCAGTCACGCAAACATTACATCGCCTGTGTGTGGAATCCGTACCAAAAAGGACTCGGGTACATATGATACAACGGTCCTTGTCGAGAACTGCCGAATCTACACGAGTACGATTGGCAGTGGTGGAAGTTATGATTTGTACACGAGTGCCGGCGCAGTTGATATGGTTATCACGAATACGCGATACGACAGAACAAAGGTTTCTGCAGCGTCTGCCACTATTATTGACTGTGACAGTAAAAATGGTTATGCATTAGCCGCTGATGGGTTAGATACCCTTCCTATCACCTCACCAACTGGAGTGGCGACGACCTTCCGCGGGATGGTTGTCCAATTGTTCTTGCGATTCTTCGGCAGAAACAAACTGGTCAAGGGAGTCGGCGGAACTGGCACAGCGACTACCTACGAAAACACTGGAGTTACACCGGTAACTGAACAGGCTGTCACAGACGACGGAACGACGCAGCAGTGGGCTAAAGCGGAGGATGCATAATGGATCTATTCCTCTGGCCGGATGCGTTGCTTGATCAACGGGAACGAACGTATATGATCAGTGCCTTGTTCTCTCTGATACTTGAAGTTGAGTTAATTGTCAGGGGACGAATGCAAACATTCCCGCGTATCGGTGGCAGTATGGAGATATTCCCGCGTATTTGTGGGAGTGCGGAAACCTTCCCGCGGATGGGCGGAGAGATGTCGACGAGGGTAAAGTAGCATGAGCGAACATATTTGGATTCTGACAGACACCGCGGTGTACCTTTCGGGTCTAAGGAACGCGGTCACCAAAGGGTATATAAACGACGCGATCATAACTGCCACCCTCTACACAGAAGCTGGGGTGGCTGTAGCAGGAGCAATTGATCTCCCATTGTCTTTCATTGTATATTCTGACGGATGTTACGTCGGAGAGGTCCCGTCGACTGTAACACTCGTTGAAGATGGCAACTACTATGTTATGGCTACTATTACGGGCGACGGTTGGAAAACAACAATGAAACTTGAAAGAACAGCGCGGTACCTGAAGGATTGATAATGAGTCTTGTAACTGTCCAAAATACCAAAGACCGGTTGAAGATCTCAGACCTCGATCTGCGAGTGGACTGTCTGGAAGTTTACAAGACAGCAGAAGCCGGCGTTACTTCGGCGACTGTCGAGATAACGACGACTGGCCTAGTTCTTGTCGACAATATCAATGGAACCACTACTTACATTCTGGCTACCTACGCAACGGTGACAGCACTAGTCACAGCAGTCAACGCCGGTTCAGCCAACTGGTCGGTTGTGGCTGTCGGGGTGCCAGGAAACGACCCGACAGATTTCGTGCGGACTGCAGCGACAGCCTGCCTGTTAGAAGATAACCTAGCGGTGTTGCAAGTCGTAAACAACTGGATTATCGACCAGCTGTGCGATGGGGTCAGCGCCCAAGCAGAGAAGATCTGTGGGATGGTATTCTCGGCTACCGATAGGCGCGTATTTATGGATGGGAACAACGACACCGAGTTATTGCTAGATCACTTTCCTATTATCTCCGTCTATTATGTGGCAACTTCCACAGCCAACGGAATCATGGTTCGTAACTCCAGCACCACAGCTTCTACCGCTTTTGTCGTTGTCTCATCAATCGGGATAACGCTGACAGTAAAAATTGGAGCAACCGAAACGGTGAGTGCTCTGCTGTTCTCTGCTCATACAACTTTGTCGACGATGGTCGCCGCCATCAACGCACTAGGAAATGGATGGGAAGCAGTGGTTGCTGCCAGTATAGACCATGCCAGTGCTGACCTGATTCCATCTCCTGGAAAGTATGTCCTCAACACCTGGGTTACCTCGTATGTCCCGTCCAACTTCCTTTCTGACTACGCGGTCTACTCTGACCGTGGGATTTTGTTCCTGTCAACTGGTTGGGCTTCCGGCATCGACAACGTCATTGTTAAGTACCGCAGCGGGTATGAAACCATTCCGGCAGAATTGGCTTCTATCATATATTCTGAAATAGTCATCCAATACGCCGACATACGTCGCAATCTTTCTTTGAAGTCAGAAACCCTCGGAGATTATCGGTGGGTGGCCGATGCCATAACTCCTTCTGACAGATTTGAAAGGGCCCTAAGCATGTTTATGAATAGGAGACTTGACAGGTGATGGCAATTATTGCGCAGATAAGTTACGACTGGGTTTTTCAATCAGGAATGGCTGCTTCCGTCATCACCACTGTGGTGTTGTTCCTTCGTTATATCACTCGCAGGGAGGAAGAGGCGTGCCGCGAGCGCAAGTATTATCTCGATTTGATTGGTAACCACATGAAAGAGAACACGGAAGTTTTGACACGCCTAGCTGAAGAGATAAGAAGCTTCGGGAAAGGTAAAGGGTAATGGACCCATCCGGCCTCTATATCCATACGGTTGATATTGAGAAGCCAACACGGGCTCCAGGGGACTACTTGACTCCGGTAGTTACTTGGACGAGAGTCGTGCGTCGTTTGCATTGTCGTATCCGTCCACTGACTTCCTTCGAGGAGATAAGAGCTGCCCAAACAACAGAGACTACCACACACAAGATGTACTGCGACCCAAAGAGACTTTCAGGTGTAGATGCCACTTGCAGAGTGGTGTTTGGTTCCCGCTATCTCAGTATCACCGGAATTCGTGACGTCGACGAAGCCGGAATACGAGCAGTACTGAGACTTGAGGAGATAGACCAGAATGGCATTTGAAATGAACTTCAATTATTACATGTCTCTGCAGATCAAAGAATTCGTCAACAAGACGCTACTTGAGCTCAACCAGAGACTCAGGGCAGCTGGAGATTTTTTGGTAAACGCGATAAAAGTGGAGATTAGTCTGGCTTATCCTCCAGCATCACGCGCAGGGGAACCACCGCGGTATCGCACAGGAGAACTCATAGAGAGCATACACTGGATTGATGCTCCAAACGGGTACCCAAGGATTTTTGTTGGTTCTACCTGTCTTTATGCCTCTTGTCTTGAAGACGGCACCGTTAACATGGCTGCTCGTCCAATTTTCTGGAAAACTACCTACGGTGCCATGCCGACTATCATTCGCCTACTTGGCAAGCCGTACGTTGATTGAGAAAACATGAATCTGAAAGCAATAATTGAGGCTATTGGAAATGTGGCGAAGAGCGCTCCGGACCTAATGAACAGGGTTACTGGAGTTTACCTCAGTCTTGCACCGCAGAAAACTGCTGTGTTCCCGTTCATTGTCGTCGATTTGATCAGTGGACCGGTTGAGTACACTTTCTGCGGCGTATCTGAGATTGAGAACCTGACACTAAGCATCAATGTTTATTCCAAGAGTGAGGACATTTCAGAATCCAGCGAAATTCTGGAAGAGGTCCACGCTGCCTACGACAATGTAACGTTGGAGTTTGCAGGCGAAGAATACAACAGTTACATGTGCATGCGAACAAGAGTCCATCCAATCAGGGAAGACGACGGTGTTTGGCACATCGTAACTAATTACCGTTTGGTTTTAGGAAAAGTAACAACGAACATTTAACGGAGAAAGAAAATGACAGAATTTGCTGGGTACGATGCGAGTGTGTCATGGGCAGGCGGCCATGCGAACGCCGTCGTCAACGCACACGAATGGTCGCTGACTGTAGAGGCTGATGAGTTGGACAAAACCACCTTCGCCTCTACCGGTTGGCGTTCATACAGGGGGGGTCTCAAGAATTGGAGCGGGTCGATGACCGTGCATCTCGATGACACGGCAGCCCTACCGGCTCCTGGTGCCGCCGCGACCTCGTTGGAACTCGTGGTTGCTACCGGGTTCGGTTTCAAGGGCAACGCTTTTTGCCTGTCGATTAACCCGTCTGCTCCTGTCGGCGGCCTCGGTGCCTGCACGGTCAACTTCCGTGGCACGGACGACCTGACAATTGGCGCGATCTAACAGAAAGGATTACAGAAAATGGGCAACGCTGCAGAAAACACCGTTTCCGGTAGAACACAACTGTCGGAGATACTCGCCTCCTCGCGTGAAATCACGATTGGTGGCAGAAAGTTACAGGCTCAGCGCACAAACCTCAACGATATGGCCGACTTCGAAGAGCATATCAAAGCTAAGCGAGTGGACGACTTCCTGAAGTGTGCAGCGAAAGCTAATCTCGACTCCGAGTTAGTCAAGAACACCATTGTCGAGCTATTTGCACACGTCTTCTCGGACGAAGAGAAAATGGAAATGTCGCGTTCTCTCCTCGGCGTGCGTTTCTTCTTGCTGCGTGCAGTCTCCAAGTTGAACACCGGAGTTACAGAAGAAGAAGTGTGCAGTCTGGTAACAATTACCAATATCAGTGAGGTGATCACACTCCTCGATCAGCTCAACTACCCAACCGGTGTTGAAAACCCTTTAGCAGTAGAGGAGGCGACCCAAAAGCCAGAGAGCTGACATGGGACCAATCAGTTCCTCTACTAATTAAGTATTACAGAATGAGTGTCGAAGATGTCGGAAAACTGTCGCTTTACCAGGCAAAGTTGTTTGTCTGGAAAATTGCTGAGGTTGAAAGATTGTTAGAACCAGCAGATTATTCCGGCACGCCGTCAGGTGGGCACCTGTTTACTGGTGGACAGGCAGTTAGGGTACAAACCGTCGACGACCTACGACTGGCTGCTAAAATGGCCGGAGTAACCTTTAAGGAAAGCTAATGGCTGAAGGCGGAGACAAAAAAATCGGTGGAGTCTACATCGAGGTAGGCCTCAAAGACACAGTCTTCCGACAAAAGTGGGATTCACTACACAAGCTCATCAAAGAAAACCCGAAGGTGATGACCGCGATACAAGCGGCTGGGATTGCTGCTTTTTCTGGATTGGTCACAGCTATCACTGCTACGACAACGGCAGCGGCCATGTTTGAATACCAGATGGCCATGGTGGCAACCTTACTAGAGCGTAAAGAACTAATACTTATGAGGGAGCTGTCAGACAGGGTCAAACAGCTGTCTGTTGACTTTGCCCAATCTACCAAAGTAATGTCACGGGCCCTTTACGATGTACTGTCAGCCATGGTTCCGGTGGGAACGTCGCTATATGTACTCACACAAGCCAGTAAGCTAGCAGTCTCCGGCTTCACATCGGTTCAAATTGCTGGTGATGCCATTACGACGATGCTGAATAGTTACGCTATGGCGGCTACTCGTGCCGGCGACATATCTGACTGGTTATGGGCTGTCGTTCGCCGCGGCAAAGTCACGATGGATGAACTGGCTCCAGTTGTCGGTATTATTGCTCCGTCTGCAGGCATGGCTGGAATACGTCTTGAGGAACTTGGCGCTGCCATTTCAACGATCACTCGTACCGGAATGAGGGCACCGCGAGCTATGACGGCGCTGGTTGGATTACTCCGTGCCTTTATGCGTCCGCTCAGATCGACGGAAGAAGCCGGTAGGAATCTCGGCATGCAGATGAACCAGCAGACACTGCAAGTGCTCGGTCTTACCGGAGTACTAGAACTCCTCAAAAATGCGACTGCTGAGCAGCTCGGACAAATTGTTCCAACTATCCGTGGGTACCGCGCAGTAGCAGCCCTGATAAAGAACTACGAGGGCTATCTGTCAGACTTGACGTATATGCAGGAAAGAGCCGGACTAACAACGGAAAAGTTGGCAATAGTACAAGACACAGCGCAATTCAGGGTTATGCAGTTGACAAAGTCTATTGGCGCTTTGTCAAGAGAAATCGGAGAAAGTTATCTGCCAGCTGTCAAGGCTGCGCTCGAAGGTACTGAGATGTTTGCCAAGGGCGTAACAGTTTTGCCAGAAAGAACAAAGTCAATAATAGGATGGATTACGTCAATCACTCTTGTGCTAGTTGGCTTTGCGGCTGGGTGGAAAATTCTTGGTTGGACTCTTGCCAAGTTGGGTATCTCTGCACTGCTCACAAAGATAGCTATTGCTTGGAAAGGTGTAGCAGCAGCAGCCACTATCGCAAAAATCGCCACTGTTGCACTTTCAGCCACCCTTGCTGTTCTTGTCATCGGGCTTGCTGCCATCGGCTGGTATGCAAACAAGCAAATGGTGATAATGAGGAAACTTGAAGAAGTAACAGAGGAAACCGGCAAACACATGGAAAAAGCGGCCAATGCTATGAGGGAACTCGGGGAATTGCAGGCCGGACCAAAGGCAACAACAAGAGTGGAGCAATTACTTCGCCTTCTCAAAGAGGTTGAGCTCCGTGCTGAAGCTATTGAAGAGAAAAAATTGGCTTTCAAAGGAATGAGAGGATACGAAGAAACAACAGATGTATCAAAGGCTAGAATTGATGCCATATTAGCCGGTTACGCATCCGAGGGAGTTTACCTGAATACCCGCGTACAAGCATTGAAAACCGCGCTGAAATATGAACAAGACCGGTTGATGGCAGTGGACGCTGAAACACGCTTTGAAAAGGTGACATTAGAACTCGATAAGAAAAAGCTCCTGTTCGCCGAAAGGTTACATGCTGTTCGTTATAACCTTGCCAGAATCGGTATGTCGGAACATGAAAAAGAACTCTCCATGGTACGTGAATCAACGGATAAGGAGTTACTTGGAATATATAAGGAAAGGGAAGCATGGAGCACTTACTATGATGAGAAACTGACAGATCTTGCTAAAAGTAGTGCTAGTCTGAGACACGAGTCCCAGTTGTACAAAAAACTCGGTGAACAGCGTGCAAGATTGGAAACTGACCGCTATGAGATGGGATTGCGGTACCGCGCTTTAATACAGTCAATTGGAAGAATAGAACAAGACCAGTTGGCAGAGACCGCGAGGTTGTCTGCTGAGGAAGATGACAAGCGGTTGAAACGTAGTATAAAGGATGCTACAACTGAAGCCAATAAAATTAGAAAGTGGTACATTGATTCTGCTTGGAGACTGTACGAACTTGACCACACAGAGGAAGAAATCGAACGGGCCAAACTTGACCGTTGGGTGCGGGTTGAGGCTCTGCGATGGGGATATACAGAAGAACGAATCAAGAAATCGCTGCAGTATGAGCGCAAGTTGAAAGCCGTTACCGATAGGTTTGCTCGTGAGCGGTACGTCACACCTGGTGGGGTCTTCTTCGGCATGCGTGGGAAGCTGTTAATGCAATCAAAGGGAGTCCAGGAAACAAAAGGTAAGTGGGGACCGGAACAACAGGCAAGAAACATCGAAGAATCAAAGAATCTGTTAAGCGAGATTGCCAAAGAAGTCAGTCGTGCAATAGACACAGTAATCGCTAATATCGGAAATGCCGTCTGGGGACACTAAATATGGAATATATTGAAAGCTACACAAGCGGAGAAATATCCCTTTCAGCGGATTCCGGGACAACGATCGTACGCTACTTGGAGGGTCCGTATGACGGTGCCTTGGTTGCTTTAGCTGCTCTAACCCCTGGGTCTACTCCGCCGGGTCCCATTAAATTGTGGGCAGAGCATCCGGACGACCCGTACAGTTTAGTCAGGGGTATAACTATACGGCCATTCAACGTTGTGGAGGGAGTAAAGCATGCTAAGATCGAGGTCAATTATGGACCAGGAAGTGGATTAACAAGCGAAGACATCGAGATACCGGATCCAGAAGCTCTCGGATACCAAAGCGACTCGCTGGAAACTTCTATCGGTTCTATCAAGGCACGTCAAGACTTCAACGAAAAGAAGATTCCGCCAGAATTGGATGTGCTTGGCATCACTGTACATTATTCGCGGAATTTGGTAGTCGGTTTACTCAGCCGCGCGCAAATCTTCGACCTTCTCCGTTTTTCCTGCTGTGTCAACGACGACTACTGGTATACCTTCCCACCGAACACTTGGCTGTTTGAAGGCCCACAAATTCACACAAATTCCAAAGGGTACTCTGATGTGGTTCTGAATTTCGGGATTAGAGCCGGTCGCATTGAATTCGGAGAAACCAGAAAACCGGAGTTTATAACATGGAACGAAAACCAACTGTTTGATGGGGAAACCGGAGAAGATTATGAGCTTTACGAGGCGATAGATTTCGAAAGATCTTTCGGAGATTATTTCTGATATGGCTAAGCTAACTAGAAAAATCGCCGGTAAGAGTAGAATAAGGGCAACTGACTACAACGATTTGCTTGATACGATTTTCCACGGCAGACCGACAGGAAAGGGTGTTGAGTCTGGTCCAATGGGTACCTACCATACCCCACAGGATCCTGACGTGCGGTTCGGTAGACCGAAAGCGGCGTACACTGGTGGGAACACGCTGACACTGAGAGAGTGCGACAGGAATGGAGCATATTACAGTGCCAATGCAGACCTGTTCAATATAGTGGTGTATACTGGGAGTACTGGAGACGACGTAATCAGCGGACTAATATCGGAGGCGAGTACCGATACCATTTTCCGTTACATCCCGCATCCTGAAGACGACTACAATGTTGCAGGGGTAATAGTAGGACCGACTGAACTTTCCCATACTATTCTTATCGAAAATGCTAGCGGTGTCAACATTACTGCTTGTCAAATCCTCGGTATTGATGCCGCCATAGTTGACCCCACAGCTGATCTTCCAGAATTCAAACGCCGTGTAGCAATTTCCGGAATAACTCCGACAACGGCCGCTCACACCGGATTATTTGTGATAGCAGCACAGGACATTCTAAGTGGAGCAAAGGGTTCCGGCTACGCTGCCGGTGTCTGCCCGGTAAAGATCAATGTAACGAGTACTGACCACGACTTTGCTGACGTCACTAACAATGAGCGTGATTATCTCACAAGTGGGGTCACAGGAGCTGCTCAGATCCTGTTGATCCAGGGTGGTACTGGCCTAAAATGGGCTGTTGTGCGGCTGTCTTTCGGTGGCGTCAAAACACACACACTCCTAAACGCTGGTGTTCACACTGACACACTAGCCAAGACACCTGCTGCGAACACAGTCGTCATCGGCACTGATGTTGGTGGTGGCGTCTATAAACATACCATCACCGAAAGTTCAGTTACAAACTATCAAGTCCTGACCATCATCGGCGGCGTGGCGGTCTGGGACTATGTGAGGTTCGTTGGCCCATGAGTTGGACAACAACAGGTCTTGGCTGGGGCACGACGCCTTTCAATAGAGTCCTCAATGCCACTGAGTTTGTCGGAGCCTGGAACGAGCGCTTGACGGTCCTTGGGGAGGCTGCGAAGTCGGTGCCGGTTGCCGGGGACATCGCACAGACACTAACACACGCCGCAGGTCGGATGGGATGGGCCGACCTGCAAAAGTGGATCTTTGATACCTTACATTATTGGGTGCAGTCCCACGATCTCGACGGGACGCCCCGCGCCGCCGATTACTATGACGGTGAGACAACCATCCCCGTTTGGACGACCGCCAACCTGATAAAGGCCGTGAGTGGTGGAGGCGAGTATACTGGGTTCCGCCGAGTTACGACTATCCCCACCGATTGGACGGACTGGGCGGATCCGGCTTATATCTCGCCAGGTGGCTATGCCGTGGCGGGTGACATCATCGGCCCCTGGATCATGTACGATATCCAGACGGCCCTGAACATGCTGATATGGCAACTCCTGGACGGCGACGCAATATCGATAGTGGATCCGGCGTATCGACAGGGGCAGGGCGTTTCCGAGCCCAACCGCGCCGCCGCCGAGGCGGCCGCTGCTGCTGCCTGGGACGCGGACACATGGCACGAATCGGCGGCGGTGGCTTTTAATGCCACGGCGACGACGCAATGCGAAGCATCGAACATTTGGCATTCGATGTGCAATAGGGCGCGCAAGACGCAGCAGGTCGAGGTGGATGATACCGTGGCCCGCACCGTTGAGTGGTATGTGATGACGCAGAAGACACCTGGGATTTATGGGGGGGCTACTCTAGAATACGCCGTGCAGGGTTGCGATGTGATAGAGGATAGCTACAGCCACTACCAATCGCAGGCTACCGCAGCCAGCAGCGGTGCGACGATCACGAGCAATGCTGTTGGAGATGTCGCCACGGCCCCAACATTTTCGGCCCTGGCCCTGGGCGTCGGCGAGGCGGTATCGAGTGGCTTCCTGTCTATGGCGACTTCATACGAGCGTTCCTACGTCCGTTGGAATGTGGTTGACGGGTTTACCTACGTATGATAGACATGGGTCTAACAATCTCGGTGAGGACATGTGCCAATTTAAGGCATACTTACAAAAACCGTTTGGTGTATGTTTGGTTACACAAGACATGGAAAGAAAAATAGGAGCCTCAAGATGGCCAGTATAATTTCTGATTACCGACTGAAGCTAATGGCCAGTGTCATTTTGTTGTTGTGCGCTGCCATGCCCTGCCAAGCTGTTGTGTACTTCAACGATGGCGGGACGCACACCATCGATTACCAGATTAACGAACCTGTGGAGATCTACGACCATGAGACAGCTGGCCTAACAACTGTCAATGTTACAACGGGAGCGAGTTTAGGTTCATGCTATCTGTGGATTCACGACACAAGTGTCGTCAACATGGATGACGGTACTGTCGCGACCTTAAACGTGGACGATCACGCAACACTTAACTTTTCTGGTGACGAAAATAGTGGTTGCATCAACGCCAAGAGTAACAGCACAATAAACTTTATAGGCGGGCATTCGGGGTCATTGTCTGCCGGGGGTAGTAGTGCCTTTTTCGCAACTGGTGGGAATGCCAGTATTTTGACAGCGCAGGATACCGGATATGCGAGTTTCACGTCAGGGACGATATACCTTGTTCGGTCAGTCGGTCTTTCGCGGGTACTGATCTCTGGCGATGCTATAACGAATGAGTTGCAAGCACACGATTTCGGCATATTGACCATGATTGGTGGGACATTCCTGTCTTCGGGAGCTATATCCCTTTTTTGGGGCGGCACAGTCATTTTGACTGGAAATGATTTCGAGATCGACGGCATGCCGGCGGCTTACGGTGAGTATAACTGCACCGACTTATGGTCAGGTAGTCTAACTGGCGTATTTACCGGCGGCGACTCATTTGCCTGTACGCTGTTTATGCACGAAGATGCACTCATAGGACAGTTGCTATTGGTGCCGGACTTCGGTCTGCACAATGGCGACGTTGACTTGGATAACGATGTCGATCTGGATGACCTGTCAACTCTGGCTGCAAACTGGAAGACTCCGCCACTGGTAGGAATGAAGTGGACTGACGGAGACATGGATCTTGACGACGACGTGGACCTTGACGATTTATCGGTTCTCGCTGCAAACTGGGGTTACGATGTTGGTAGTGCCGCCGATGTTCCCGAAATGTCCACGGGTGCATTATTGGTAATTGGACTATTTCTCTGGTCTTGCAGTAAGAGAGCATTATAAAGAAGAGAAGATGTCTAAGCTGCGCAACATGAAGGCTATGACAGTTGCCGCTAGCAATGGAGCCAGATTCACTGCAAGTAATGAGAACGCCACCGTTGTCAACAAACTTGAGTACGGGAACAGAGAGTACTTGATTTGTAATAAAATACTGCACAAATGCGACGTGCCTGAAGGGGACTTCTTTTGGGCCAACGGGCTCCAACGTTTCGGTGGCGACTCCCCAGCCGGAGTACTGTTCCAGGCTGCTGGATTGATATGGGGAAACTGGCTCGGACTTGTTCGCGGAGCACCGATACTTACCCAGTGTCGCTTAGCATTGGTATCGTTACTCAGCACACATCTTCCGACTTGTTTTGGAGTAGAAGTAAGTGTTCTCCGTGGGTCCCTACGCCCAAATAACCCGTATGTACCACTTTTGTACAAGGTAAACGGGAAAGTGACTGCTGATGGTTGGGATGACCACATAATACAGACAACGGTAATCGAAAGGAGACAGCTATGAAACTGTTTGCAGCGATAATCTTGCTTATGGTTTTTCCAGGCTGCACCTTCTACTGGCTCTCGGATACTGCCGAACGTGACGGCGTACGAGCTACCAAAACCACCATTGCAAATAGCCCGTGCTGGGCGCCGCCACCAGCACCAGTGCATGCTCCAGTAACGGCAACAACGCAGATGGCACAGACTGGCGCGAACGAATGGCAGGCTCGCCCGGCAGCGGGTCCTACTTCCAATTCTGCCGGTTCACGGGGACAGTTGCTATTCTACATTGGCGGCGGGTTGCTGCTTGTTGTAGGGGCCTTCTTGGGATGGTGGACTAAGTCGTTGAGCCTTGGACTTTACGTGGCAGCAAGCGGCATCGGCATCATTGTTGTGGGCCGTGTCTTACTTAGTGGCCCATGGGCTCTTATTATGTTTGGAGTAGCTATACTTGCCATCATTGTTTATGCCGCATGGAAAATGTGGCGCAAGAGCTTCGCTTTCCGCACGGTTGTCACCGGCATACAAGAACTGCCAGAAGAGTTCAAGGAAAAGGTTCTTGAGTCAATTGAGGAAACTGCCGTTGGAACAAACGGTTCCAAGACATCGAAACGACGGTTGCAGGCAGAAGTCGATCCGATCGTGGAGAAGTTAAACAAGAAGAAGAGTCCTAAATAGTATTACGAGCAGCCAGTAGCCTCTTTCCAACTGGAGCGTTGCCCGCTGAGGTTATTTGGCTGCTCGTTTTCTTTGTATCGGTACCCAAATTTCTGTTAACTTCATTGCTTCGAAGACAGACTGCTTCAAACGCCAAGTCCCGCTAAAACTTTCTCTCTTCGTTGACTTGACTTTATCGACTACCCCTAAAAACTGCAGATCTTCACACTGGTGGTGAAGCGTGGTATGCGAGAACTGCTTTACAAGTTCCCCAGTGGACATAGCATTCGGCTTTCCACTGTTGTCTGCACCGGCACGATAGAGCCGTCTGAGGACCATGGCGGTCAAACTTGACAGACAGTCACGGCCGACGCGTGCCGCCAAGCCGTAGTCGCTCAGCGTGACAGCTGTGCGTCCGTCAGCGACCGCACAAGCCATCGTGAGCTTGGCCAGCTGCTGTGCGATGCGCGTGCCGAGCTCCGGTGATGGTACGTACATCAACGCGTGCCCGTAGCCCGTGCGGGTCACTGACGATCTGCAGTGAGCTACCAGGTCGGCCAAGACCTCTAGTCGTTGACGGAGGCGCTTTGGGACCTTCATGGCATTGATACGCGGTACAGGACAAGTTTTAAGGAACTCGGCAGCAGCCTCCGCCATCAATTTGCGCATCCTGTTTTTGAATTTGATATTTGCTACTGATTGCTGCACTGGACCCATCCTGTCTCTTACTGTCAAGCGAAAAGAAAGGAATCGCTCACCGAGTTGCTGGTGTAATGACCAATAGCCGTCAACTGCCGGTGTGACTGCTGCTATTACCCCGAATCGTGCCTGGTGATGTACCATTCCGACGGTACCAGTTCCCAAATCGGCAAAGCTGTCGTAAGCGTCTCGTAAGTCGCCGATGATTGACTCGCGTATCTGTTTCGGCTTTGTCAAAATAGCGGTGAAGTCTTTGAATATGATTGTCTTCCCATCCCATGTCGGCAGCAGTGAGGGGTCTTTGCCGTCTTTTCCGCGGTACCCGCTTTGTATTGCACGGGCTCTCAGATTTGATATGAAGGATACATCTGGGGTTCCACGGAAAGTGCGCAATAGTTCCGTTTTCATGGAGCCAGGAGGGCCGACTAAGTAGCCCCACAAAGGGTCACCAGGCCACCTGTTTGCAATAAGGAGTGATAGAATATAGTCAACTACTCTCCGGTCATCTTGGCTAATATCGAGCCATTGCGTAAATACATTCTTGATAATATCCAACGGAGAAGCCATTAGCTAATCCTAACTAATCGGTGAAAAGAATAGCCAGGGACTGGAGGCACGTGCTACTGTGAACTCTTTCTCCAGTCCCTGGCTGCGATGCAACAGCCTTAGCTAATCGGTCACGGCCGATTATACGTCTTCCTCTTCATCGTCTTCTTCGTCGTCTTCTTCTTCTTCCTCGTCTTCGTCTTCATCTTCCTCGTCTTCGTCTTCGTCTTCTTCTTCGTCTTCTTCTTCCTCTTCCTCTTCCTCTTCCTCTTCCTCGGTCTCCTCTGCCTCTTCGTCGTCTTCCTCTTCCTCTTCAACTTCTTCGAGGAGGTCGTTGACGTAGACGTTGGTGAAACCGCCGACGTTGCGGACGCTGATCTCGACGATCTTGCCGATGGCCTTTTTCATGGTCTTGGGAAGACTCCCGACGCTTTCGGGGATCTTGAGTTCCAGCGTTTCCAGAGTGCCCTGGACCCAATTCATGTTCTCTTCGGTCACCAGCATGTCGTAGTTGTGGAGAGTGCGCCCTTCGAATTCTCCGGAGAGCACTTCCAACGTCATGTCCAGCTGCGCCTTGTCGGTCTTGGTGACACCCTCTCTCCAGTCCTTGATTTCTGCCTGGTAGGTGCCGTCAGGAAGCGGGCTGAATCCGACATGCGGTTCAGCATTCTTCCACAATGCCTGTAGGGCCTTGAGAGCCGGACTCACTTTACCGCCGCCAGTCTTCTTCGATGTTTTTTTCTTGGTGGCGGTTTTCGACTTCTTCGAACTCTTCTTCTTAGCCATTTCACTTTCCTACATTTTGTAAGGGGTTAACGGAAACATTCTACTAACTGGTCTGCTTCTTTTTACGTTTCTTCTCCTTTCTTTTCTTTGTTTCTGCTTTGACATTTTCATTGAACACTGCAGAGAGGGTCTCGTATCCCTCCCCTTCTCTTACTACAAGCGGCTTGCTACCGAGAAATCCGGTGCGATCGCCGGCTTCTCTATCAGGAGCCGGTGAACATGTCACAGTACGCACAATCCGACGGCGTCCTTTCTTAACAATGGATTTTGGCTCCATTAACAAAATGATGTCGACGATCGGCAAAATCACTCGACGCCCTGTGTTTGACAGTGTCGGTTCAATAATCGTTCTTGTTTCCCAAGCAGTCTTAACTTCCGTTTTCTTTGAGTGTGAGATAAAGATTGGGAGGAACCCTCCGTTGAAGAGTCGGAGTATTTGATTCAACAACTCGTTAGCAACGATCTCCCATCCTTTGCCCCATCCTTCGTCGCTTGGGTGCTCAAACCCGTGGACCTCGCAGCAGTAATCAAGGCAGAACTTATACGCCAGGTCAACGGTGTCGACTATCACTGTCTGGTATTTTCCGGCGAAGTCTTCGACGAGGGCGCTGACACTTCCTCGGAATTGGCGCCAATTGGTTATCGGAAAAGCGTCACATTCCACTGCTTTCAACCCTTGCGGTTCGGTAGCGAGGAACACCGAATTCGGCCATTCTGAAGCTAGGCGCGTTTTTCCGATTTTCGGTGGCCCGTAGATAAACACCGTGTAATCGGTTAATGACGCCGCCGGCTCAGTCCTCACCAACTCGACGCTTTCGTCTTGATTTAATGATCGCCGCGCGAGCTTCCTCTTTTTCCCTTTTCCTTTTCGCTGTTTTGCCATGTTTCTTACCCTTCATGATGTCATCTTCTTCAATGGATTTGATCCGGAAATACATCAGTGTTTTACGTGTTTCTCCGCGCGTACACAGAGAGAGATACGGACAGCGGCCGAAACGCGTACATTGGTTCGGGTTCTTGTACCAGAAACTTTTGTCTTCTAGGTTCTCGCAAGCCAACTCGAAATCAAGCAGTATGTTTGAGATTTCTGCTTCCCATTGCTGCATAGCAGTAACGGATACAGGGAGGAAATCGCGATAAAAGTAGAACCCAGGACGATCTTGATAATCGGCAATCAATTCCCTCCTGTAATCCTCTATCGTCTGGTGTTGCTTCTGTCTGATCGACGGCTTACGAACAACGTTCCAGATAACTCCTCTCGGCTTTTGTCCGAGTATATGGGTCGCAGCACAAATGTACCCCAAAAGTTGGGTATCGATCTTCGCACGATCGTACTGATACGGCTCGATCGAACTAGCCGATTTGTTCTCCAGGCACCACAGTCCTTTGTGCCGCCCGGTGTCTATCTGTATTGCCCCATCCATACGGCCTGTGAAGTCGAAGCCGGAATTGAGGAAGTCTGGCAATTTGAAAGTGATTTCACTGCGGACCACTTTCCACAGCTTGAAGTCCTCTTCGCCGTATTGTTTCTCATACCCCTTGAGCATCCCTGTGATCTTTGCCTTGTCTGTCAACATTGACTCGTTCTGGGCAGCAGTGAACCACGGGGAATTAGATTCCAACTTGAAGGCGCGCGCAATTTGGCGTCTTGCGGCGTCGAAGTCTTTCCAGTTGTATAGCGTCTCCAGGACAGAGTGCCACACCCTTCCGATGTAGTAGTACTCCGGTTGCATCTTTTGTACCAGCTGGCGTATTCTCGTATACCAGCAGAGACGGCGACAGTCTAAGAAAGTGCCGATTGAAGAGACGCTGAAATGGTCGGGCTCTTTGTATACCGGTTTCGGGACTTCGCTTCTTCTTGCTAGCGAAGTAAACTTCGAAATAAGTTCCGGTGATAGTTTTGTCTTAGCGACACCGGTTTTCTTTTTCTTTCTCGTTTCTTTCATTTCCGCGTTTCCTTGAAGTGCCGTTTGATCAGCTCGTCGTAATTATTACATTGTAACAAAAGACGCACGGCCAGGACTACTGTGAAGCTGCGGGATCTCAGCAGTTTTTTTGCTAAGGAATCGAGCCGCTCGCGGTCTTTGGTATCCATGTAGACGCTGACTCTGGTCTTAGTTGCCTTTGGGTTCGTCATTTTTTTCATCGCTCATAAGCTCGTTTGAAGTCATGTGGCGTTCTGACAGGGTCTGGAACGTCACAGACAGGTTCTCTCTGACGGTGATGAACAGCTTTCCGCCGTGCACAAACGCCACGAATGCCTTGGAAATAGGAATAGCTACCTTCAGGATCCTATTATCCGCGGTCTTTGTTATCAGGACAAATAAGATCTGTTCCTCGACGACTTCTCCGAGACAGCCTACAACTTTCCCGTTTTCGGCAACTGCGACGTAGGTCCTGTTGTCCTGACTGCCGGCTTCTGTTTTTTCTTCTGGTGCCATTTTAATGTACCTTTCTTACCGAACGTGGTTAGTGGGTTTTGGGAAGTTTCCGAAAGTTCTTAGGAGCCGTTCAGCGAAGTCGCGGCCTGTTCTCTTTCCGCCACCGGTGAATATGACGTTGACTCCGTGGCCTATCAACTCTATCAGACAATCAACGACAACGTGCGGCGGGACTGGACATTCTCTCACTCCGCGGTAAATGGAGGCTAGCGAGGTCTCCAAGACAAGAAATACCCAATCAACTGACTCTGCTGCTCTCTGCATGTTCTCCATGAAACGCGCACGATTCCGCGGTCTCATTGTCTGATAGAGATCGTAGATTGAGCCCTTCCGTTCAATGAGGACCTTAGTAGTCCCACCCTGTATGGTGTAGTCGCCGATGAGGAGCGTCTTGCGCTTTGTTACCTTGAAAGCCCACGGCTGCTTTTCTCGTGTATCAACGAGAATGCATTGCCGTTTACTTTGCCGGAGAGTTTTTTGGTCCTGTGCCATTTTTTGTTCCTTGTTTCGTAAATTGTTTCTGTATTTCAGCGGCAATGTCTGGGTGCTTCCATCCCACCGGTTTGCCGAGTTTCCCGTCAGCTCCGCGATATACTGCCTTGGAGCTATCGGTCTTTTCCATATTGGACGCATGAATAACTTCGAAGATCGGCCGGATTTCTACTCCGAGAGAACTGGCAGTTCCAAGAAGGAAATACAGCAGATCACAGAGCCCGTCAACTAAGCCTGGGAGGTCTCCAGTTGCAACAGCCTCCGAGATTTCGTCGAGCTCTTCGTCAAGCCAGGTGATTCTGTTGTAAAGGTATTCCTTGAAAAATATCTTGTAAGGACTCCCGTCAGAATCGGGACGGAGAATCACTATGCGGCCCTCCATCGCTTTCAGATCGATTGGTTCCACATTTACCGGATAGCCGGCGGCTACCATGAAATCGGCAACTAGTTCTTGCATCGAGTTCTGTTTGGTCATTTTATTCCTTTCTCTTCTTCGTCTGGATTTGTTGCATTGTTTATTTCTGCTGCCTTGTCAATCTTTTGCTGTGCTTCTTCTGCTTTTGCCTGTTTACTCAGTCCTTCTCTGATCTCGTCGACAATGGCCTTGATCGACCGTACGGAGATGCACAAAGCACCGAGGCAATCAAAACAAATCACGAATGTCGCCGTACCGACCTGACTTTTGTCCGAAATTAACGGCATTGCGACACCGAAACCCCTGAAAATCTTCGGTTCGTGTATCAGAGACGGTGACGCTGCCTTTCCGCAGATGCCGCAAGAGGGCCGTTCAGATTGCGACTTGTGAGGAATGAATCTGTGGACCTTATTTGACATTTTCAAATCCTTTCAGTTGAGTTAGTGGATGAAGATCTTCGAGATTTGTTCTAGTAAAACTACACTCAACGGTTATCGGGACTTCGTAACCGGTAAATTCGGAAAGTGCTTTTGTTACCTTCGGAATGAGCGGTACATAAACATTGGGGTCGTCACGCACTTCGACGTCTATCTCATCGTGTACGGTGAGGAGCAGACGAGCGTCAGGCTCTATCAGTAACGGCGCCGATCGCTTCATCCCGATCTTCATGATTGAAGAGGCTGAACCTTGTATCAAGTAGTTTACACACTTATAGCCGGAATACGGGCCATCTGGAACATATATACGGCCGAACTCGTCGCGAACGTATCCTTGTGCAGTTGCCCGTTGGCTAATGAGTTCGAAGAAGCTGTGGCCCCAACTGTACGTCTTCCAGTAACTCTCAACCAGCGCCCTCACAGTGTATACTGGGAGTAGCAGTTCAAGCGAGATAGCATTTGCTCCCATTCCGTACCACAACTTATAGTTGAGCTGCTTAGCAACGAAACGCGGGTCTTGGCCACGCAGGGTCTCTTTCATTTCATCGGAATACAAGTGCATGGATTTTGCCGTGGCCACATGTACGTCGCCGCCGGATCTGAAGATCTTCAACAGTTTAGGGTCCCGTGACTTACAGGCAATCAACCGCATTTCGATTTGGTTGTAGTCCCAACGGAAGATGAGATAACCTGGACGTGGAATGAAAGCAGTCCGTATTCCTTTTCCGACACGCTTCATCTGTTGGAGATTGGGATCAGCACACGACAGTCTTCCGGTTTTAGCAGCAGCAATCCGGAATGTGGGATGTATTTTTCCGCAATGCACCAACTTGAGGTACGCTCCAAAATACGATGAGATGTCCTTTACACTCTTCCGATAATCAATGATTTCCATTATCTTTCGGTTCTCTCTGGCGTACCGGAGGAGAGTTTGTTCATCGGTCTTCGGCGTACCTTTTACTGTTTTGTACCGAGGGGTTATTCCGAGCTTCGGGAACACCTTCTCGTATATTTGTTTCGGAGATCCTAGGTTTGTCCCATGGAATCGTTTGGCAACGGCTCTGTTTTTTGCCCGCAATTCCTTGATACGCTTCCGGCAGTATTCACTGTCAAGACTGATTCCATTGGAGAACATCCCGAGAACGATCGGCACCGTGTCGATGTCCAACTGGTATACCTTCCACAGGTGCTCGGTTTTGAGTTGTATCTTGATGGCCTGCCAGACAAGCATGAGGTACAACGCATCACAGCGCCCATAATGATTGCGGAGTGTTTCCGGAATATCTTGCATCCCCATGCTACGTCCATGTTGGCGTCTGAATGACCGGTTGCGTTCCTTCATGTATTGTTTGACTTTGTCTTTCCAATTCCAATCGACAACAATCCCGAGGTCGTTTCTGACAGGCCACAGGTAGCGCTTGACTATTGAACCGAGGTCTGCCTTTTCACTCGGCTGCAGAATATGAGCACCGATCATTGAGTCGGCGACCTTGCAATTGATCTTGAACCGATTTCTGATTAGATGTGCCAAATCGAAAACGGAATTCTGTATAAGCACCGTGTTATCCCGATTGGCCACGATAGAATATAACTTATCCCGCCATGTCGGTGTCCAATTGCGAGACTCCGGCTTCAAGTCGGTACCACAAATCGACGCCGAAACTATGCGGTGCCGAAACGGGTCTAACCCGGTAGTTTCCAAATCTAAGGCATACAATGCCATTGTCAATCACCTTTCTTGAATATCGATATAGTGTGGTGCGGCTCCCATTGAACGGTATTAACAAGATGGAAATTGTGGTCCAAACACATTTCTTTGATCTGCCCGTACGAATAAGCAGTGCCGCGCGATCCCCGTTGTAACAATCTCACCGGCATCCAGAGACTGTATGGTCTGCCACTCTTGTTGATCTCATTGATGAGTAAATATCCGTTTGGCATGAGTTCACAACGGATGTCTGTGAGCAGTTTCGCTGTGTCTCGTGGTGGGAACAGATGTAGGAACTCGGACAACCAGACAACATCGAATTTGTTTTCCGTGTAACACCCATTTGGTGAAGCAATGGGTGGGTATGCCTGCGATACGACTGTTTTACATATTTCATTCGATGAGCAATTTGGAAAGAGTTGCTTTTGTAACGCCTCAACCATTTCCGGTGTCTCTTGCAAAGTAACATTGCAAGAAAACATTTCTGTGAATATACGTGAGAATAAACCTAAGCCGCCACCCAAGTCTAGCACCTTTGACTCTCGTGGAAAATAGCCTGCAATATCATCAATCGGAAATGTCGGCAGCTGTGCAACATTCCGGTGGAAAAGAGCTTGTCCGTAGAGAAAAGGCCAGTAGCTTGAATTCACTGGCTCTGTTTCCGTTTTGCACACTACATCTGTTTTCATGAACTCAAAAAAGGATTCTGACAACATATTCCAAACAACTGCTGCCTTTTTGGAATCTACTCGGTAACGCCAATACATTACTCCAAACCCTTTCCTAGTCAACGACTCCGGATTGGTATTTCTCTCCGCACTCTCCATGAGCATCGATAGTTGGACAGCTGCCATCGACAGATCTATAAAGTCTCCGACTACTTCTGCCATGTTTGGAGAGTAAAGCGCTTTACCGAGTCTACATAGAACAGGCAAGTAAACAAACGGTTCCAAAATCCTAGTAAACTTGTCAGAAGATAGTTTGACTCTTATCATTGCATCTCCTCTGGTTTCTTAATAGTTCTCATGATCCGGACAACTCGTTGGACCCACTACCAGTCTTGGTTCGTTTTGCTTTCTTTGTTTTCCCTACAGGCGGTGGCGTATAGTTATTAGGGTTAGATAACCACTTGCGGTACAATAAATCAACGCCAACAAGATATTGTGGATCTATCCCTTGTATACAACCTAGAATTGCCAACAGGTTGTAGCATCCGGCAAGCCACTCGACAAATCTGTTTGGATTTAGGTGTCCACCAACATGGTTTTTCAGATGTACGAGTGCTCGATCAGCAGACATATCAGGATCCGTAGCTATAGCCCGAATCCATGCCTGCCAGCAATCTCTGGGCGTTGTGATGAGAATGTTTTCAATCGAGAGTGTCTGGTGTTTATTGTCGCTCATTGCGTCTCCTTCGTTTCGTTGCCATCTCCAAGTAACTGCGCCTGGATGGTGCGCCAACAGAGATTACTTGGCGGCTTGCTTGTAATTACGAGAACCAGGTTTCCCTCCTTGTCAATCGCAGGGTTTATTTCCTTCACCCGCTGCTCCATGGCGTGTAGACGGGCGAGTTCGTATGCTGCTCGTTGAACACGCTCGTTTAGTTCAGTGTTCTTGATGCGTAGACGATTGTTTTGGCCTAAGAGGTACGTGCGGACGATGTCTGCGGCGGTGTCGCCTTTGATCGTGCGCAGCTTCTCGTTCTCGGCCTTGAGTTGGTCACGCTGCTGGCGGTAGGTTGTGGCTGCCTGTTCGTAATCGCGCACATGAACCTCTGCGGCATCTAGGCGGCCCGTTAGCCGCTCATTCTCGGCCTTGAGCTTGGCAAGTTGATTATGAAGGCAATCTATGCCGCCCACGGGATGTAGTTTGTAGCCGAGGCTATCAACGGGGCCAGTTCTTCTTGAGTCGCATTCTGGGCATTTGTCGTCAGGCATC